CATGTTAACGAAACGTTCGACATTGAGGCAGTAGAGTGTACACATTTTGCTGAGGGCGGGGTTGGTGCAGAAGAACTAGCACACGAAGTTGTTCTGGCTATGGATCAATCAAATCTACAGATGGCTTTGACCTATAACGACAGTGATTCGTTGCTGATTAAGTTACACAAAGTTGCCACTAAAATCTATAATGCACATGATGTAGATATGGATGCTAAAGTGCTAGCACAGTTACATGCACTAGAAAAAGACTATGGACACTATCCAATTTGTATTGCTAAAACGCAAAGCAGTTTCAGCGATGATCCATCTAATAAAAAAGCCGCCACAGAACGACATACCTTAACAGTACGTGAACTACGATTATGTACAGGCGCAGAGTTTATTGTAGCAGTCTGCGGTAACATTATGACCATGCCGGGACTACCAGCAATACCGAACGCAGAAAAGATTGATATCAATTCTAAGGGTGAGATTACGGGATTAGATTAAATATTTTTGTAGTACCCCATCATACGCTATTGTCTAGCTCCTAGTGTGATGGTCTTTAAGCCCGAGTGGAAACATTTGGGCTTTTTTTTCTCTTGCTTTTCACAATTAAATAAGGTATACTAATAGTATGTTAAGCTATCAACACGTCGAAGATTATCTAGAACTGCTAGCGGGATACGAGCCTGGCAATACTGCGTTGTTTGTACAACCAATGTCTAAATATAATTTTAGTCTGGCTCGCTACGATATACAGATTGTAGATAGCATGGCTAATAGTACCTTATGGAACAGCACCGCCTTAACAGACAAGCAAGGTGAACTGGCACTTAAGTTAGTTACTAAATATCGCAAACAGTTTGCTAACAATGGTATCGACATTAGTCCTGTAGAAACTACACCTAAATGGAGATATGCTCTCAGAGTTATAGATCGTCAACAGCGCATTTGGCTAGCAGATGGTAATATCCTAGTCAAGTTTCCTTATAGTCAAACACGCATTGAAGAAATGCGTCAACTCAAAGATACCGGACAAGGTCGTGCAGTTTTTGACCGCGAAGCTAAAGTTTGGCAGTTAGGTATTACAGAATATAATATAAACTTTATTGTCACTTGGGGTAACTCAAATGATTTTGAAGTAGACTTGTTAGTTACAGACCTGTTCAATCAAATCTTAGCCTGTGAAAGCCAACCGTACGAAATTAAATTAGTTAGAACAGCAGATGGCTATTCTATTACCAATGCCGCCAATAGCCTTAAAGAATATGTTGCTGAACACATAGGCGATGACTTTGTTAAGTTAATCGATCATGCTGGTATATTGGGCTACAGTGTAGATGCTGACCTATTAGAAGAAGCTAGTGTTAAATATGGACAAGCACTAGAGTATATTGGTACTAAACATACTGTACAGTTAGAACCTAGAGCAGAATTACTAGAATGGTTGTTTGACTATGCTGAATTGACCAATCGTTATCCAGTTTGTATATGGGATCCTAGTATGATTGGCGAAATAGACCTGTCACGGTTTGACGAAGCAGACATAGTACGCTTTGATCAAAACGGCAAGACTAAGACTAGCGATTATGACCCGTATCATGTTAAAATAGTATATGCTAAGAAACTTCCCAAGACTTGGGATTTTCCAATTCCTTTACTAGTTAGTACCCAACAGATGATGTATGGTGGCCGCAAACTAGATTGGATTAACCGTGCAGAAAAAGTAGTCTACTTCTGCAACACTAACCTAAGAGACAATTAATGGCCGTAGCAAGATTACTAATTAAAGATGAAGTGAACGTAAAGATTGAAGGCCTAGATCTTACTGAGCGTAAATTTCTCAGCAATAAATTCAAATATGAAATCCCAGGTGCACGTTACTTACCGGCAGTTAGGTTAGGCCGTTGGGATGGCAAGGTAGCCTACTTCCAAATGGGCGGTAGTACTTATACTAATTTACTACCAGAAATTATTCCGTATCTAGATGAACGTGGATATGACATACAACTAGAAGATCTACGTGACTATCGTACACAGTTTGAATTTTCACAGGTTACCGAACAGACATTTGCACACAAGACTTGGCCAGACAAACATCCAATTGCAGGGCAGCCAGTGGTACTTCGTGATTATCAAGTTGAAATTATCAACAAGTTTCTTGAGAATCCACAATGCCTACAAGAAATTGCCACAGGTGCAGGCAAGACACTAATCACAGCGGCACTTAGTTATAGCTGTGAACCCTATGGACGTACTATTGTTATTGTACCAAATAAATCGTTAGTAACACAAACAGAAGCAGACTATATCAACCTAGGCTTAGATGTAGGTGTATATTTTGGTGATCGTAAAGAATACAATTGCACACATACAATCTGTACTTGGCAAAGTCTTAATATCTTACTTAAGAATACCAAAGGTGGTGACGTGGATGTTACCATTGGTGAGTTCATTGAAGGGGTAGTCTGTGTTATGGTTGATGAAGTACACATGGCCAAAGCAGATGCACTTAAAACTTTGCTTACTGGGGTAATGGCCCATATACCTATTCGCTGGGGATTAACTGGCACAATACCTAAAGAAGCCTATGAGCAGGTTAGTTTACTTTGTAGCTTAGGTCCTGTTGTGGGCAAATTGAGTGCCAGTGAACTTCAAGACCAAGGTGTCTTGGCACAATGTCATGTAAATATCTTACAGCTTGTAGACTATGTAGAATACAAAGACTATCAAAGTGAATTACGATACCTATTAGAAACAGAAGCACGTTTAGATTATATTGCACAGCTTGTAGAATCAATCCGTAGTTCGGGCAATACTTTAATCCTAATAGATCGTATTGCGCCAGGCAAAGCCCTACTTGAAAAGATTGCAGGAGCAGTATTTGTCAGTGGCGGGACCAAAGCAGATGACCGTAAAGAAAGCTATGATGAATTTGCATCAAACGATGATGTGATTGCTATTGCCACTTATGGGGTTGCAGCAGTTGGCATTAACATTCCTCGTATTTTTAATCTTATTCTTATCGAACCTGGCAAAAGTTTCGTTAGAGTTATTCAATCAATTGGTCGTGGAATTCGTAAAGCTGAAGACAAAGATTTTGTCCAAATATGGGACGTAACATCGACTTGTAAGTTTGCCAAGCGGCATATTACAACACGCAAGAAATTTTATAAAGATGCAAACTATCCGTTTGTTGTCGAAAAAGTGGAGTGGCAAAAGTAACCTATGTATATTTTAACATTAGAAAACACAGCGTACGAAATGAACGAAATCCCCGACGAAGTTGAGGATTTACGTTTTGCAATATTAGATAACAGCGACCCAAAGAATCCGGATTATTTTTTTATTCCTTTAATCTTTTTAGAATCATTTAACAGTCCAGCCTTGGTATTAAGCATTGGCGGCAATATAGTTAAGATGCCTGCAGATTGGCAGATACTTATTGGTGAACAAGACTTCGGTGACTTAGAGGTTATTCCATTAACTAGTATTAACGACCGTGGGTTTAGTGCTTACACATTTAATCCATTGGATAGTTTTAAACCAGAATTTAAGCCTGTGGAAATCATTGACATTTACCAAGATGTTAAATGGTATTTTCCTAAACTTAAACCGGGACAGATGTTAGCAGTGCCGATTGTAGAAGGTGAGCGTCCATTGTGTGCTTACTTTGTCAAAGACATTAGTCGTCAGAGTGAAGTGGTAGACTATGGCAAAATTTGGTAATGTTATATATGAACGAGTAGGTAACGTAGTATACTCTCGAAACTTTGGTGATATTGATAGATATATGACACCTAAAAGTCAAAAAATATTCAATGATACCCAAGCACAATTGAAAGAAGATAAACTTTGGGGCGAAATCCGTCGAGCAGCCAAGTCAAATAGTACTTTACAATCTGCCCTGGATGAATGTATAATTATATATAAGCTCAGTAAGGAATACAAAGATGGCATTTAACCCTCTACAATTTAAAAAGAAAACAAAACGTGTAATGAACCCAGACATTCCACGTCCAAACCTGTTTAGTCACGAAAAGAAACTAAAAGAAAGTCAGACTATTATTGAAGATCTACAAAGTCAATTGCGTAAACAAGCAGAAGAGATTGCTACATTAAAATCCAATTATGTTAACATGCAACAAAGCATCAATCAAATTATTAATATATTGCGTAGAGGCAAATAATGGCTGCAGATTACTCTAGTCCCTTATATATTGGTAACGAAATGGCGGCATTTGATCGTAAGGATCGTAAATACTATGACAAGTTTACAGATGAAGAGCGTAAACAGTTTAGTACTTACCTAATGTTACGCTACGGCGCCAGTGTGCAGGGCAATGCAGACCTGCAGGCCTACTACCTATTAGCTACAAATGAAAACATTAACAAGTATTTCTTTGACTTAAACAAACACCCTAAACTACAATGGTTGCTGTGTACTAGTGTTAGCCCTGGTATGGGCAACCAGCACCACTATTGGCAGGGTAGTAAAAAGAAAGAAACGAATAACAAGGCTGTTAAGTTTTTAACAGCTCTACATCCAGAACTCAAAGACGACGAAATCAAACTACTAGCAGAAATCAATGATAAAAGAGATCTTACAGACATGGCACGAAAACTCGGCTGGGATGACAAGCGTATCAAGTCCGAGCTTTAAGTGCAAGTATTGTGGTAAAGAATACCGTAAGGAAAGCACTCTTACGGCGCATCTTTGCGAGAATAAACGTCGTTGGCAACAGGAAAAAGAAGTAGGAGTACAGTTTGGTCTACAGGCATACCTACGCTTCTTTGAGCTAACACAGGGCAGTGCTAAACTTAAGAGCTATGCAGACTTTGTAGACAGTCCATACTACAGTGCCTTTGTTAAGTTTGGCCGCTATATGATTGCTATACGTGCAGTTAATCCTAGAGCATTCATTGAATATGTAATTAAAGAAAACAAGAAACTTGATCATTGGACACATGAAAAAGTTTATTTAGAATATCTACACGCTTATATGAAAAAAGAAGCAGTGTCGGACGCACTAGAACGTGCCCTAACAGAAATGCAGGATTACGCAGATGAGATTAAAATGCTTGCCAGTTTCAATGACTACTTTAGATACGGTAATTCGAATCGTATCTGCCATCATATTAGTAATGGTAGGATTAGTCCTTGGATTGTTTTTAATTGTACCAGCGGGGTTGCGTTCCTTGAAGCACTCACTGAAGAACAAATTGCTATGATCCTACCTTGGATAGATCCGGACTATTGGCAACGTAAGTTTACGGACTATGTAGCAGACACAGAATGGGTTAAACTAATACTCAAGGAAGCTGGGCTATGAAATTCCGCAGTGACATTGACATAGACTTTGCAGATCGTGAACAAGCCTTGGCTGTGTTGGCTACTACACCAGCAAGCATTATCCGTGATGGTAAGTTAACCAAACATAACACCGGAGTGTATGCAACAGCCGTTCCTATAGATCCATTTACAGGTTATGCTAGCCTAGACTATAATGATGCTGAAGAGCGTGGTTATATGAAACTAGACCTGCTTAATGTTAATTTGTACAAGCAGGTTAAAAGTGAACAGCATTTAATAGAACTGATGCGAGAACCTGATTGGGCTAAGTTGTACGACCCAGAAGTATGTGCTAAACTAATACACGTAAATGGTCATTATGACTTACTACTGCAAATGCCCGAACCTGTGGATACTATAGCTAGACTAGCTATGTTCTTAGCTATCATTCGCCCTGCAAAGAGGAATTTAGCTGGTAAGACTTGGAAGGAAGTTAGTGAAACTGTTTGGCAGAAGCCGGATGATGATACATATTTCTTTAAGAAGTCGCATAGTGTAAGTTATGCTCAATTGGTTGTGGTAAATCTTAACCTACTCGACGAACAAGCGTAATACTTCTACGCTTTGATCTTTTATTAGCAATCTCTTTTAAACTTACAGATGGGCCGTGCTGTATAAGCACATCTTTACTGTTGAATGTTTTTAAACAGATTCTAAACTCTACCCAATCCTGCTTTAAAAATACATTAATAGGTAACAGTCTATTACTTTCCCACCACCACTGATCAGCTAGTTCTAAGTAGCGTGTCTTCTGCTCTAGGCCCTTGAGCAGAGCATAATCATAAATTGTAGTGATTAATTCATCTGAATTTTGAATGATGCCAATGTAATCGTTACCGCCATAGGTTACGTAGCTTAAAAATGGGTATTGATCTAATAGATTCTTGAAACTGTCTTCCATACGACTCGCGATAAATATACTAAAGGGATTAACAAAAGTGCCATTAATCACAAGTTATTTATACCAAAATATTTTCACCGTTCAACTTCTGGACTACGAAAACCCTGACATACAAAATATAAGGAACCGTGTCGTGTTTTAAAGAC